ATGCGGGTCATCATGGTGTTCCAAGGCTGCCTCCTCGATCGATTGGAAAGAGTGAAGGGCGCTGGAGTAGATGTCACGAAGGCGATTAATAAATTCCGTTTCTGCAGAGAAGAATTCTTCCTGGTTTAATGTTAATTGTAGGTCGTAACCAGGGCGCTCGGGTTTTCGCACAGCGGTTAGGCGTCTGAATGCTAGCCTAACATTCGCGTCTGATTCGCCGTAGATCACCCCATTATGCGCACAGCATGGACCGAAGAGTGTGCGATATGCTCCATCGCGCCTCCCCAGTCCATCCTCCCGTTCAGGGAAGGCCAGTTGGCCTTCCACGAAGAATTCTTTTCCTTTTTGGACGAGAAACTTTCCGTTGTACACGAAGTCATCTGTGATAGATTCCTCCTTGCATTCCGTAGGTTCCACTCGAATTAGGGCTTTCTTATTCTCGATGCCACCAGCGAGCGCAGAGCGCTCACCTACATAAACTGGTGTAAGCCCGTGTGCCGAAAACACTGTCTGGCGTCTTTGGCTGATTGAAGTGTGGATGTGAGTACCGCGTCGTGGTGCATCTGGTTTACGACGTGCATCAGTGTGTGCATGACGACGGTGGGGCGCTCCATCCAAAGCTTGTAGTTCTCGTGTCGCGTGATTACACTCCGCACGGCTTGAGCGAGACTTTCTAGCAGGAGTCCATTCCCGTCTAGAACTTTTCGATCGCCCAGAGGGCCGTGGGTGCGCAGCAAGGTGTACATCGAGTCGTAGATTTCCACCTCTGCGGAGAGCTCAAACATGGAGGCGAGAGTGGCGTTTGTGCGCACTCGATGCTCTCCAGGCCTGGGCTCTTGGAACCAGAGTCTGAGGCTCTTGTTCTCGGCATTGTTGTGCCGAAGAATCTCCGCAGATGTGAAGGTGGTCTCTTCGTTGATCTTGGCGATCACATCGAGGTGCACGCCGGGTAGGTGTCTCAGGACACAAGCGCAGGCTTCAAAAACTCGGTCACGCCACAGAGTGGCTTTGATCCGTTCACCGCGCATGAAAATGGTGACTTTCCTCGTCCTGACCACCGGATTAAACTCGGCTTTGAAGTGACTCTCGATGCA